CTTCAGACGCTGGCCTGCTGTTGATTCGTGGTGATGCGTACAGCGGTATTATTGACCGCACTTTTGTTGTTGCCGCAACAAGCGGAGTTAGCACAATTGCTTACGCCTTCAATGGTCGCGTTAGCCAGTTTACGATTGACGCGCAACCCGGCGCAGAGGCTAAGTGTATGTTTACTGTTCACCCCCGTGGCGGTCAGTACGGCTGGAGTAACACCTAATGGAAACCCTTGACCAAGTGGTAAAGGGATTGGTTTCAGCCAATGGAGACTTGGATTTAAACTCTAGGTTTGCAGTGGTTGATGCCAATGAAGTTGCTGCCGCTTTGGCTTCCGTTGAGGCTGATACGGCTGAAGGCGTAGTATTGCGTCTGTTGGCAAAGTACAACCCAGTGGCTGTCGTAACCAAAAAAGCAAAATCATGAAATTTAGCGTAGAGCAAGAAGAGCGCGACCCTGTCATGGCGTTTGTGATGTGTTTGTTGCACAGCGTAACGGGCGCGCACATTTTGCACTTTGTAAGCCTTTCTTACTCGCAGCACAAAGCGCTAGAGACTTATTACACAGAAATTGGCGATCACGTTGATGATTTTGTAGAGGCGTTCCAAGGTAAATATGGATTGCTAACAAAGTTTACAAGCGGTTTTGAGCCACCTAGCGACTCATTGATTTATTTGACGTATCTGAAAGACGAAGTGTTTGCATTACGAAATGAAGCAAAGTTTCCCAAAGATACAGAACTGCAAAACATTGTTGATGAGATTGCCCAGCTAATTGATAGCACAATTTATAAACTTCGTTTTTTAAAATGACACAACAAAACACAATACAAAACACCGGCGACCTGCTGGACTTCCTTGTAAAGCAAATGGGCGAACGCAAAGACTGGTTTGGACGTAGCCAACAGAAACTTACAGCAGTCAGCCTCGCGCATAAGATAGCGGAAAACCATGCCTCGCAAATGACGCCCAAAGAGGTTGTCAGCTATGTCCAGGCGCTCAATCAGGAAATTTTTGACAGAATTATTGTGGGCTAATTTATGGCAGGCGTCCGAATTCAACTAACTGGTCTTGGCGATGTAGCCACAGCCTTTAGAAATTTGGCTGATGACATTGGCGACAAATCTGCATCAAGCAAAGTTTTAATCCCCGCAGTACGGGAAGCAATGAAACCGGTGTTAAGGGCAGCACAAACATTTGCACCAAGAGACACAGGCGCGCTGGCGCTTTCTTTACTTATTGAGGCAAGAAGGCCAACCAAAAGAGACAAACGCTCAATGTATGTCAACAATACTGACGTTGCAATTGCGGCGGTAACTACTGCTTCTGGCAAAAAACTGGCAGCAATGAGTGAAGGCAAAGGTCTGTTAAGGTCGCAAAAGCGCCTAACAAAAATGGGTTTTGATGGTTCAAAATTTAAAGGCGCTGCAAATGACGCAAGGGCAGTATCGCAAGAATTCAGTAACGCATCTACTCCGGCGCATCCTTATCTTAGGCCAGCCATTGAATCGCAAGCACAATTAGTGGTAAACAATCTAGCGGCAATCTTGGAAAGACGCATCTCTAAATATAGGAAATTATAAAATGTCAAAAATAGCATCAATACTCGGCAATGAAAAAAAACTAAAAGATATTCGCATCAAAAAATTTGAACTAGGCGGTCATACATTTCGCGTTCGTGTTCCTTTGGTGTCTGAATCAGATGCAATTTACGCCAAGGTAATGACCCCAAGTGAAGAAAAAGTTTCTGAGATTTACCAACAATTGACGGCATCGTTAATTCAATTCAAAGATAAAGAATCAGATGATTTCCAGTTTTCTGATGACGATGTAATTGTTAGTGGGCGTTCAATGCGCGAGGCGGCAAAAAACAAAGCAATGATTGAAATGCGAGTTGTTGAATACATAAAGCTGCTTGTTCCAGAAAGTGAAGACCAGACGCTTGATGACATTACCTACAAAGACATTGAGGATGAATTTCCTTTGTCTGTGCAGATGTCTTTGATTAAAGCAATTGGCGAGGCTATTAGCCCAACGTATGAGGAATCGCGGGGAAACTGATTGGCTCATTAAGGACGCAGGTAAAAGCTGCAATGGTCTTTAATGGGCATACCCCTGAATCTATTAACGCAATAAATGAAGAAACATTTGCACAAATCCAAACAATGTATGCGGATGGGGTTCTTGGAAATCAAAGAACAATAACTTTATTGGGACTATTGGTGACGGGAGTTTTTAATTATTTAAAAGCACCAGCATCTTCTGCGTATGAGTTAAAGACAATTATTGGAAGGTCGCACGATTACATCTTCCCGCCAGCTAGTGAGGAAGAAAAAAAATCTGGTGTAAACTCAAATCTACTTGCGTTTATGTCTCAAGCGCCAGGGTTTGACAGCAACCTTTTTGGGGTAAAAGATGGCAGCAAATAACATAGCAAGACTTGGCGTTGTCCTTGGTCTTGATAGCGCGGAGTTTGTTCGCGGCCTTGATGCTGCCAACAAAAAACTTTATGACTTTGGCGTCAATGTTGCAAAACAAGGCGCGCAGGCTGTTGTCGCTTTAGGTGCGGCATTTGTGGCTGCTAGTTTTGAAGCAGTTAAATTTGCAGATGAGATTGCAGACGTTGCCAAAGCCAATGACGTTGCCATTGACACTATCATCAAGCTAAACAACGCGCTGGCAAACTCAGGTGGGAACGCAGAAGACTCCGGTAAGTTGTTGGCTGGCTTTACCAAGTACATGGACAGCGCGGCAACTGGTTCGTTTGAAGCACAGCAAGCCCTTGGCAAGATGGGCGTATCTTTAAAAGACATTGCCAATCTAAGCACGGAAGAGTTGTTCAAGCGCATTGTTCAATCTGTCTCAGAAATAGAAGACCCTTTGACTCGCAACGCAAGGGCAATGGAGATTTTTGGCAAAGCTGCCAAAGGCGTTGATTTTGTCGGCGTTGCGGAGGAAATGAACCAGGTCAACGTAATGACCGAGTATCAGGCGCAAGCAATCAAAGATGCTGCTGATGCGTTTGACATTCTTAGCCAAGCTGCGCGTGATGTGAAGTTTACCATTGCAACAGAAATGGGTACATCGCTAAAGCAAACAATTGAGTATTTTGTAGATTTGTTTTCTACGGTCAACATTGGCGGCGGTTTGTGGAAATCCATATTTGACAAAATGGCCTATGGCGTTTCATTTATGGCGTTTGAGGTCAAAGACCTTGTTCGCGTGATGGGGTCATGGGGTGACGCATACACTGCAATTATGGAAGGGCGCTTTGGCGACATTGACAAGATTGCTGAAAAACGGATGCAGGAAAGGGCAGCAGATGAAGCAAGGTTAATTGCTCTTGATAAACAGCTATCCGCACCATCTACTGCGCCCAGCCCTTGGGACAATGCGCCAACAACCATGCCCCGCCGTCCTGGTCAAACTGATGCGCCAAAACGCATAGTTACCCCCGGCGTAGACAAAGAGGCAGAAGCCGCAAAACGCCATGCAGCCGCAGAAGCAAGACGCATAGCGCATGAAGCGGAAGCAGCAGCAAAAAGGCAATTTGACTTAGAGAAAAAAGGCCGTGAGGTTGCCGCCCAACAAAGGGAAGATGACCTAAAAGCCATTTCTTTACAAGAGCAGATGTATTCAGAAGGCGGCGCTGCAATGCAGGAACAACAACGCCTTCAAGCCATTCAGCTACAACGCGCACAAGAATTATTTATGCTTGAACAACGTGGCGTCAACTTGGCAAAAGAAGATTTGCAATTTGAACGTGAGTATTTGGAATTAACCAATAAGCATAAAGATGCAATTGAAGCCATCAATGCAAACAAGAATCTTGATATTGATGAACGCGCAAAAGCCATTGCAAAAGAAAACGAACTGTTTGCCACAGGAACTGAGTTAGCCAGAGAGCGCAATAGACTTATTAAAGCGGATGTGGAATCGCAAAAAACATTTTCTTACGGCTGGAGCAAAGCCTTTGAAGATTACAAAAAAGCCGCAGAAAACGCAGCAACTGACGGAGCAAAAGCATTTCAGACCTTTTCTAAAGGCATGGAAGACGCCATTGATAGTTTTGTGGAGACTGGCAAAATATCTTTCTCTAACTTTACTGAAAGCATCATCAAAGATTTGTTAAAAGTTGCACTTAAAAAACAAGCACTTAATCTTTTAGATATGGGTACGGGCGGCGTTGGAACATTGATTTCCGCAGGCATGAAGTTCTTTGGCTTTGCAGACGGCGGCGACCCTCCCGTGGGCGTACCTTCTATGGTCGGTGAACGTGGCCCAGAGTTGTTTATCCCTAAGACCGCTGGCACAATCGTCCCCAACAATATGCTCAGAGGCAATGACACCGGCCCAACAATTAACTACAATGGGCCATATATTGCAAACATGAGTGCTATTGATACGCAGAGCGGCGCGGCTTTTCTCGCTAAAAACAAGCAGGCAGTTTGGGCAACCTACCAATCAGCCAATCGTAGTATCCCAATGTCCCGATAAGGAAAATTATGGCAGTCCCAAATACATTCGCCAGCGCCACAAGCGCAATCCCTCTTGCCAACCTGGACGCAAACTTTGCGTACTACGATGCAGGGTTTTCGCTAAGTAGCACAGCAGTCACATTTGCGGGAAGCATTACGCTGACTACGGGAACTGCTAACGGCGTTCCTTACCTTAATGCGTCTAAAGTGCTGACCAGCGGCGGGGTGCTGACCTTCAACGGCACTATCCTATCAAGCACAGGCTTTGCTGGCGCGTTGAATGGTACGGTAGGAGCCACCACAGCCAACACAGGCGCGTTC